CGAGCCCCTGCCCCTTGACGCGGATGATCGAGCGCCTGACCATGATGCGCCTGCCGATCACGTCCACGTCGCCCCACTTCATGCCGATGGCCTCGCCGCGCCTCGTGCCGGCGCTGATAGCGATGAGGATGGGCAGCGCCATCTCGGTCCCCTTCACCTTGCCCAGCAGCTCGAGCATCTGGCGCAAGGACAGCACCGGCCTCTCCTCATGGCGCCTGCCCGGCAGCTTGGCCACGTCCGAGTCGCAGACGTTGCGCAGGACGAGGCCGTGCTGCATCCCCCAGTTCAAGGCGAGGTGCAGGGCGGCGTAGTAGCGGCGCACGCTGGACAAGGCGTAGCCCTCGTCGCGAATCTGCTTCCACAACGCCGCCACGTGCGTCGGCTGTAGCGACATGACGCGGATGTGGCCGATTGACGGGCGCAGGTACAGCCGGACCGTGGAATGGTAGGCATCCTGACTGGCGGCCTCGTAGCGGTCGTCGTCGTCGACCCATTCGTCAAGCCAGCGGTCGAAGAGGTCGCCCATGGTGAGCTTGTGACTCGGGACGACGCCGCCCTCGGCCTGTTGCTGGAGACGTGCCAGTAGGTCGCGCGCCTTCTGCGGCGGATGCTTCGTCTCCTTGGCGACCCGCACGCTTCTGACGATCCTGCCGGCGTGGCGACCGTAGCCGACGGGGACGGTGACGTGCCAAGAGTAGGTGCCGTCCTTGTTGGCGCGTGGGGACTTGGAGATGGAGCCGGACATGGGGGAATCCTAGCACGGAAACGGGGTCGGGGCATGATGACTACAAGCAGAGACGCACTGCGCGGACAGGACAGCGTTGCTCATCGTAGCAAGGGTACAAATCCTCCCCGTCTCTGCCACATCAGTATACCCCGAAGACGGGACGCGGCTACAAGAGGTTGAGCGGCATCACAACCTCTTGTAGTACAAGGAGCCGTGCCCGTCTAGGCTCAACTCATGGATGACTACACCCTTCTGCGCGGCGACTGCCTCACCGAAATGGCCGGGATGGACGCGGGCAGCGTGGACGCGGTGGTGACGGACCCTCCGTACCACCTCATTTCGTCACCTGCCCGCAAGAGTGGATTCATGGGCAAGACGTGGGACGGCGGGTACGTGGCGAACGACCCCCTGACGTGGCAGGCGGCCATGCGCGTCCTCAAGCCCTCCCACTACCTCCTAGCCTTCGGCGGCACCCGCACCTGGCACCGCCTCGCCTGCGCCATCGAGGACGCCGGCTTCGAGATTCGCGACACGCTCATGTGGCTGTATGGCAGCGGATTTCCCAAAGGCAAGTCCTGCCTCAAGCCCGCATGGGAGCCGATCATCCTCGCCCGCAAGCCGGGGCCGATGCGGGAGCTGGGGATTGAGGAGTGCCGGATTGCCACCTCAGCCGATGACGCAGAAGCGATGCAGAGGGCCAATACGCCGGGCAGTGGGCGTATGAAGGCGGGAGGTTCTCCCATTGGCACATTTGTGCGTAGTTCCCCCACCGGCGCGATGGACACTTCCTCCGGTCGCTGGCCCGCGAACCTGATTCTCGACGAAGAGGCCGGGGCGATGCTGGACGGGCAGACGGGGACGACTGTTGCGCGGATGTCCCTGCGCGGTCTACGCGGCCGCCATGACGCAGGAGACCAAAGCAACCAGCGGATAAAACCCTACACCAACACAGTGCGGGGCCACAACGACTCCGGCGGCGCGTCCCGCTTCTTCTATTGCGCGAAAAGTTCACGCAGCGAGCGGAGCGCGGGGTGCGAGGGGATGGATGAGCGGCCTGGAGTCAAGCAGTTCAACGAAGGCATGGAGGGCAAGACCCGAAGCAACGGCACCGTCGTCAAGCCGGCGTTGAGACAGTCAAACACGCACCCCACCGTCAAGCCCCTCGCCCTCATGCGCTGGCTGGTCAAGCTCGTGGCCCAGCCCGGCGACGTGGTGCTCGACCCCTTCATGGGCAGCGGCACGACCGGGGTGGCGTGCGTGATGGAGGGGCGCGAGTTCATCGGGATTGAGCGCGAGGCCGAGTACGTTGAGATCGCCCGGCGGCGCATCGAGGCCGCTGCATCACAAACGAGGCTGCCCGTTGAATGACTTCCCGAGCCTCGATTTGTCCGTGCTCACGGCGCGGCAACGCGAGGTGATTGAGATGCACTACTCGTCTTGCGTGTCGTTCGCAGGCATCGCCATGTTTCTCGGGGTCAGCAAGAGCACAGTGCAGGTCCACCACAATCGGGCGCTAGGAAAGCTGCGTGCGTCGTGCGATGTCATACGAAAGCCACATATAAGTAGGACGCATGATACGACACAGGCATAGCCCCACGCTTTCGCCCGCTGACAGGGCGCACCTTCGGGTCATCCACGAGGAGGCACACCTGCGTCGCATCGAGCGTCTGATGGCGGCCGAAGATTACGAGACGGCCATGCTGGAGGAGTGCATGCACGGCGTCTCATACTATCCGGCCAGCCCCCTGCACAACAAGTCAGACCAATGGGAGCAGCGCGAGCTTACGCGCATGAACGCGACACGCTGCCCTGATCGTATCTGCTTCACGCTGCCACTGAGCGCGTATGAGCAGAAGCGATGTGCCAAGTATGGTGATCCAGACGCCTTGGACGCCATAGAGTCCATCTACGAGGCTGAGCGCGAGGGCACCGTCTCCCTGCCCGAACTGCGCAAGCAACTCGGACTAGATGCCGAGTAGGCGCACCAAGCCGCTGCCTCGCAACTGGGGCAGGACGAGGCTGCGCATACTGAGGCGTGATCGTGGCATCTGCTATGTGTGTCATGGTGCAGGCGCGAAGGAGGTTGACCACATCGTGCCCGTGTCGCAAGGCGGAGGCGAAGAGGACAGCAACCTAGCTGCCATCTGTAGCTATCCCTGCCATGCACGCAAGACCTCGAGCGAGGCGAACGCAGCCAATCCTATGGCGCGGCCACGGAAGAGGGCAGAGGAGAAGCATCCGGGAGACTTGACTTAGTGGTGCGTGACTTAGACGAAAAGGACGCGGGAGTAATGGTCAATCACTGTCCCGAACAGAGCGAATGCACGGACCATTGGTGTGAACGTATCGCGCCTGGTGAGGACATTCCCGCCTTCGTGCGGTACGTCTGTCACCCACATAACCTTCTGTTCCCGCCCTTGACGCAGGCAGACAAGGATTGGGCGCGAGCGATGGTACGTGAGCCGGGGTGGGGGTAGGCCCCCTGCCCTGTCTTGCGCGCCACGGGGGACTTAGCACCTCAAAACCGCTACGGGTTCACAAGTCTAGCACACACCTAGCCGACACGGCAACCAGTAGGAGGCCGACATGGCCGAGCACGGCCCCATACCCAAGAGATCCGAAGAACGCCGCCGTGAGAACAAACCCTCGACCCCCCTCGACAAGGTCGACGCAGTCGGCCCCGTCGCGATCCCGAAGGCGAACCCGAAGTGGCACCCGGTCGCCAAGCGGATCTATGGGTCGCTGAGATCCTCCGGCCAGTCCAAGTTCTACGAAGCCTCGGACTGGGCTGCCGCCTACCTGCTGGCCGAGTCTCTGAGTCGCGACCTCAAGCCGCAAGTGGTCGGCGAGGACGTCCTGACCGGCAAGGCATTCAGGGCAGACAAGCCGCTCAAAGGCGCGTCCCTCGCTGCCTACCTCAAAGGCTTCGCCGCCCTCGGCGTCACGGAAGGCGACCGCCGCCGCATGGGAATCGAGATCGACCGCAAGCCGAAGAAGCCGGAGTTGGCCTCGGTCGCCGTGATGGATGAGTACCGCGCCGCCTTCGACGGTTGAGCCGGTATGCATTGGCCCAACGTGGCAACCAGGACCAGGCGGACCGGGCGGCAAGTATCTGCTTCCGAAGCGCTCGCTCGGGTGGCAGGCGCGCGTGTGGGCCAGCGAATGGCTGCAACACGAGACAGGTAAGGCGTGGGAGTACACGCCTGAGCAGCTCCGCTTTGTGGCTTGGTGGTACGCGCTAGACGACAACGACCGATTCCTGTACCGCGATGGAGTCCTGCAAAGGCTCAAGGGATGGGGCAAGGACCCGCTCGGCGCCACGCTCTGCGCCTTCGAGTTCGTCGTCCCTGCCGGGTAGACCCGAGCGGTCGCACGGTCAAGGACCTCTGGGGCAACGACCACCCGGCCGGCGTGGCGCATCCGCAGGCATGGGTCCAGACGGCAGCCGTCTCTCTGACCCAGACGCGGAATACGATGCTCCTCTTCCCGGTGTATTTCACGAAGGCGGCGATCAAAGAGTACGAGATCGACCTGGGCAAGGAGATCGTCTACGCCCACCACGGGGCGCAGCAGATCCAAGCGGTAACGAGTTCCGCCCGGGCCATGGAAGGCAACCGGCCGACCTTCGTGCTGCGTAACGAGACGCACCACTGGCGACTGGTCAACGAAGGCCACGCGATGGACCGCGTCATCGCCCGTAACCTCGCCAAGGCCAAGGACGGTCAGGCCCGGGCGCTGGCCATCACGAACGCATACGAACCCGGGGAAGAAAGCGTCGCTCAGGTCGCGCGTGAGGCTTACGAAAACATCGTGCTCGGCAAGTCCGAGGACGTCGGCTTCCTCTATGACTCACGAGAGGCACCGCCGGAAGCGAAGCTTACGGCCGCGGAAGCGCCGGCGGTCATCGAAGCTGTACGCGGCGATGCCAAGTGGCTGGATATCGGCGGAATCGTGCAGGAGATCCTGGACAAGCGCAACCCGCCCAGTCAGTCGCGACGCTTCTACTACAACCAGATCATCGCGAGCGAGGACGCCTGGGTCACGCCGCAGGAATGGGACGTGCTCGCGGACAAGGCCGAATCTATCGACGAAGGCGACCTAATCTCACTCGGCTTCGACGGCAGCCTCACCGATGACCACTCGGCGCTCATCGGCTGCCGGATATCCGATGGATATGTATTCACGCTCGGCGTGTGGGACCCGGAGAAGTACGGTGGC